TCAACTGTTCCTAAACAACGGCCTCATCCTCCACAACACGGCTTCCTGATAGATGCCGTTCTGCCGCTCCACCATAAGCCGTAACATCTGCGGTATCATGAAAACGTTGACAATTCTTCTTCTAGTGTACAAAAAGATTCTTTCCCGCAAATCGACGTAGAGCAGGGGATATGAATCATTCCGGATGGTGCTACCCATCCTGATTTACCCTGCCTCTGCGTTGCTTTCTGGCGCACAAGTAACGTCGCATAAGGAAACGAGTTACGTAAAAAGCCCCGGCGTTGGAGTGTTCCGATGAGCCGGGGCTTTTTGCGTAACGTACATTATGCGGGGAGGCGCTCCCGGAGGGCCGTAAAGCGCCGACCGAAACGTTACTTGTACGCTACGAAGCGAAAAAGGCAGGAAAAGGGAGTGGAGCGAAGCGGATCGGGGTGAGCTGTAGGGGTGGAACCCCTAAAGTAGCAGCGCGTAGTTGGCCGATGCTGCGGCGATTGATCCAGGGAATGCGTTTCTTCCTTTGCCGGTGTTCTATCATCCACAATCCAAAGCAAGAAATTCTATCAGTTCGCGTTCTAGAAAAAGCATGTAGGAAGTGGAAAAGGCAGGGGAGGCCGGTTCCGGCGCGCGGATGCGCGCTCCCGGCAGACCCCCGGCAGGGGGTCTCTTGATTAGAGATTAGACAATTCAAACGAGCTCAAAAGAGAAGAAAAAAGAAAAGAAAAAAAAGAAAAAAAGAAAGAAAAAGAGTTGAAGCCGAAAAACGGGGTAATTCAACTCTTATTCTGAGTGTTACGTCAACTGCTGTCGGTTTCATTAATGTGAAGTGGACGTATGGTCATGATGCTTGTGGTATCAAAAAGTATATGACGAAATATCTGTTTAAAGATACCGGAAAGCGTATTAAGGGGGTTCGATATATCAACTATTCTAGAAACTGGATGCGGCAATGTTGCTTGCCTTTTAGCTGGTTCGGTGGTCAGGCGGCAATGTGGCGTAAGGCTTGCGCGGATATGTTCATGAATTTTCCGCATAGTTTCAAGGTTTGGTATCATAATGTCGGCTATCATGGTCGTAGTTTTGTTTTAAATGCTTGGATGATTGGGGATTATGCTTCTGCCATATCAAAGTATTTAAGCTATAAGTTCGGCGAAATGTCTGATCTTGTAAGGGAAGATTTGCGAAAACTAGAGGCATTTGTAGAGGTTTATAACTGTCCTTGTCTGGATGAGCAAGATGTGGCAATTCGTGAATTTTTGGCCTTTGATGTTCCGGGAAAGATTGAACATACCAGCGTTTACAGTGAGGAAGATTCAGCATGTATACCGGTCCTCTCTTTCGCGTGATTCCTTGCCCGGTTTGCGGTTGCAGGGTGTTCCAGTTTAAAAACAGTGAACCACTGTTAGACTTGTGGATCAGAACCGGGGAGCGGATAGAGGTTTTCTATAAAGAACATGTTTGTAAGGGGAATGAACATGAATCAAAATGATATCAGATTTTGCCGGGTACAGTGTCCTAATTGCCGGGCTGCGGTATTTCAGCAGCAGAGTACAGGGCTTTTGTTTGATTCTGCTGGTCGTATGGGATGGGTTAAGCATATTTGCATGAAACAAAAGTGTTTTCCTGTGAGGAAAAATGATGAATGATTCAGGGGTCATTGTATTTGGTCTTGCGTTGGGTATGATGGTTGGGATGCTTGGTACCGGCGTTCGAGCTGTCTTGCTAGCAATCCGACGTGGGGGTGATACTGACTTTTGGAATATCAAAGCAGTATTATATAGGTGGCAATCAGTCGAAAATAGAGGTTCTACCGTCTTTGGGGATTGATTCCAAACTTGAGCAGGTTTTTCCTAATGCTGTGAAATTGGTCAATGATAAGATTATCGCACAGGGCACGGAACGCGAATTGAAGAAAATATCTGATGCTTTGACTTCCACACTGGAACGTGATGTAGCTCTTTGTCAGTTGAAAGTGATTGAAGTGGTCTATGATGATCGTTTTCAAGTCGGCTTGGATTGGGAAAAGTCTTTTGAATACGCTGTATCATGGGAAAATATGGTGAAAAACGTGCATCCTGTTACGCATGCGGCCATGTCGCTGGCGGCTTCTGTGCAACTGGATCAGGCTGTAATCTCTACACGGTACGTGATTGATACTCAAGTGGGTATCCTCTCCGGTTCTAAAGTCGAGTTGAATATAGGAGACGAAATAGACCGTCCGATTTACAGCACGTCGGAATATGGGAACCGGGTGCTTTCCGGGTATAACACACAGAAAACCGGGCTTCTGATCGGACTGTCTGCCTATCATGCAGGTTCTGCATGGGTTTTCGATGCTTCTGTAGAGCATTCCAGACCGGTAACGGATCTTCAAAAGACTTTGAGTAAGGTTACCACTCAAGTTAAGATTGAGGATTCACGGCCTTTCCTGTTGGCGAATGTTTCATCTAGTGGAGGAGAAACGAATATTGAGCAAGGTGTTCCGTTTCTCTGCCGGTTGCCTTGGATCGGGTTTCTTTTCGGCGTGTATGACAAGGTACATTTGCAGCGTGATTTCTACGTCTGTATTCAATTGCTGGATCGGAACAGAGTTCCGAAGCCACTGGAGCCGGCTGGCAAGTCTGCGATGTATCAGAGTTTGGATGATGCGCTTGACGAAATCAGGTAAAGCAGCAAGCAACGTACAGCGTTAGCGCGTTGCGCTGCGTCCTGATTTCGTCAAGCAACAGAATCGACGTAGAGAGGCAGATAGCAGCCGGGCAGGGTGGTTATATGCGTCTGAGTTATCCTTGCTTCTGCGTTGCTTCTCGGCGTACAAGTAACGTCGCATAAGGAAACGAGTTACGTAAAAAGCCCCGGCGTTGGAGTGTTCCGATGAGCCGGGGCTTTTTGCGTAACGTACATTATGCGGGGAGGCGCTCCCGGAGGGCCGTAAAGCGCCGACCGAAACGTTACTTGTACGCTACGAAGCGAAAAAGGCAGGAAAAGGGAGTGGAGCGAAGCGGATCGGGGTGAGCTGTAGGGGTGGAACCCCTAAAGTAGCAGCGCGTAGTTGGCCGATGCTGCGGCGATTGATCCAGGGAATGCGTTTCTTCCTTTGCCGGTGTTCTATCATCCACAATCCAAAGCAAGAAATTCTATCAGTTCGCGTTCTAGAAAAAGCATGTAGGAAGTGGAAAAGGCAGGGGAGGCCGGTTCCGGCGCGCGGATGCGCGCTCCCGGCAGACCCCCGGCAGGGGGTCTCTTGATTAGAGATTAGACAATTCAAACGAGCTCAAAAGAGAAGAAAAAAGAAAAGAAAAAAAAGAAAAAAAGAAAGAAAAAGAGTTGAAGCCGAAAAACGGGGTAATTCAACTCTTATTCAAATATCAGTTGTTGAAATGCTAGTTTTATTTCTGTAAGTTGGTATATCTGATGTGTAACTTCTTCAAGAGGATATTTTTCATCTTGTATTTTTATGTAATTTGCTCTTGTTGCCTTTAAGCATGTTGCTATAATTCCTGCTTGGCCTGATATACACCATCTTTTTTTCTGTGGTTCCATCCATATTTTTAAGCCATGCGCTTGGAAAAGTTTTATTATTTCTTCATCTGTCATAATTCTGTATTGACTTTTGATTCTTTGGTCAGAACGTTTTTTTTCGCTGCTCGTTCTCTTTCAAGTTGCAATACTTGGCTGTATGAAAGTAGTCCTTTGGGTAGTTGAGGGTGTTCGTAGACGGTAAGTTTTCCGTTTTTAACTTTCCGTGATATTTGGCTTTCTGATATACCGCTGATTAATGCCGCGATTTTTTGCGTAATGAGTGCGCCGGCAATCGCGGATTTTTCTATATACCATTTTCGGAAGTCGTTTTCTTGTTCCATATTTTCCCTCTGAAGCAATATACTACAAGAATAAAAAAACACAAAATTTATGCAATTTTACTTGCACAAGAAAAATTGCGTGCTATTTTGTTCTTAATGCAAGAATAATTGCATTGTTGATAATAAAAAAACTTCAACTTTTTTTGAAAGGGGTATCGAAAATGGCTTTTACCGGAACTTTGACTGAATGTCGAATCACTTCCTTTGAGCAGATTGTGGATGATCGCGATAAAACAAAAGTCACGCATTTCGCCATTATTCAAGAAAAATGGGGAGATGCGAAGTGGATCAAGCTGCTTGATCCGAATCAGCGTGAACTCTTTCCCGTGATGCACGAAGGAACTGCAACTTTTGAACTGGCCTTTGTACGTCAGAATGTGATCACTGAAAGGGATGGTCGTGATAAGGCCAAGTCGGAAGTAAATCCGAAGATTCTTGCTCTGTTGGATTTCAAACCTGCGAAGTAAGGGGGCAGGGGGTATGCCTGACGCTAAAGCAATGTTCCGCGATGCAACAAACATCGGAGCGTTTATTAAAGAATTTGGCTATGGTGAAGGGCATACCTTTTTCATGACTACAACTTTTAAAGATAATATCGATAAATTGGTCTGCGCAATGGCGTTTAATGTGTTTCGTACCTTCCTGAATAAAGAATCTGTACGCTATGCGCATGGCCTGACTGATGCGCCATTTCACTATATCGCAGTATGGGAACAGCATAAAAAAGGCGGTTGGCATCTGCATATTTTAGGTCATATCGATGGTGCTACAACTTCAAAACTCCGTGCCGTGATTCGGCATTTCTTGAGCGTTACGTCAACTGCTGTCGGGTTTATTAATGTAAAGTGGACGTATGGGCATGACGCTTGTGGTATCAAAAAATATATGACGAAATATCTGTTTAAAGATACCGGGAAGCGTATTAAGGGGGTTCGATATATCAACTATTCTAGAAACTGGATGCGGCAATGTTGCTTGCCTTTTAGCTGGTTCGGTGGTCAGGCGGCAATGTGGCGTAAGGCTTGCGCGGATATGTTCATGAATTTTCCGCATAGTTTCAAGGTTTGGTATCATAATGTCGGCTATCATGGTCGCAGTTTCGTTTTAAATGCTTGGATGATTGGGGATTATGCTTCTGCCATATCAAAGTATTTAAGCTATAAGTTCGGCGAAATGTCTGATCTTGTAAGGGAAGATTTGCGGAAACTGGAAGCATTTGTAGAGGTTTATAACTGTCCTTGTCTGGATGAGCAAGATGTGGCAATTCGTGAATTTTTGGCCTTTGATGTTCCGGGAAGGATTGAACATACCAGCGTTTACAGTGAGGAAGATTCAGCATGTATACCGGTCCTCTCTTTCGCGTGATTCCTTGCCCGGTTTGCGGTTGCAGGGTGTTCCAGTTTAAAAACAGTGAACCACTGTTAGACTTGTGGATCAGAACCGGGGAGCGGATAGAGGTTTTCTATAAAGAACATGTTTGTAAGGGGAATGAACATGAATCAAAATGATATCAGATTTTGCCGGGTACAGTGTCCTAATTGCCGGGCTGCGGTATTTCAGCAGCAGAGTACAGGGCTTTTGTTTGATTCTGCTGGTCGTATGGGATGGGTTAAGCATATTTGCATGAAACAAAAGTGTTTTCCTGTGAGGAAAAATGATGAATGATTCAGGGGTCATTGTATTTGGTCTTGCGTTGGGTATGATGGTTGGGATGCTTGGTACCGGCGTTCGAGCTGTCTTGCTAGCAATCCGACGTGGGGGCGATACTGACTTTTGGAATATCAAAGACAAATAACAACAAAAGGAGAGAAACATCATGAAGAATTTTTTCAAGAAAATCGGTGAAGGCGTGAAAGCGGTTGCCAATAAGGCGTCGTTGTTCGCTGTCGCGGCGCTTTCGATTGTGGGCTTTTCCGCTGGTGCTACGGATCTCGTGACCGAAGGTGAATCCGGCGCGGTGACGATCAATGCCGATGCCATTGTCGATCCGGTTCGTACTGCCATGACTTCCGCTATTACCAGTTGCGTTACGATTTTCGTTATCGTGCTGGTGGTTGGCTTCGTGTTCTGGCTCATCAAGCGTTGCACCAAAGGCTGATGAATCGACCGCCGCAGGGCAGGGGGCCACAGTGCCCCCTTTTTTGTTGGGAGTGAGTTATGGAAGAAACTGTAGTATTTGAGGAACTTCTTTTTGCCGTCAGGGCTGGCAATGTCTATTTATGTATCTTGGTTGGCCTTGTAATCTGGTATATTTTCCAAGCTGCTATCAGTGGGAGGTGATTTTATGCGTAGGTTATTGGTGCTGTTTTCGTTTATTTTTGGGATTGCTTGTTATTCTGCAGACTGGTATACTGGTCCTGAGGTAGATGGTTATGAACGTTATGGCTCGTATTCTGATATGTCTGGTTGGTTTGAATTTCCACCAGGAGAATATTTTGCTATTTGGTTAGATGCTTCAGGGGATCATGGTCATGGGCATGCATTGTTTTTGGATCATGAATGTTATGATCATGTTCATGCGCCTGAGGGGCATACCTGTCCTGAAACTGGTATTTGTCCTTATTCAATAGGACATCATACGTCTTATTCGTTTAAGGGTAAATTTTCTGCTGGTCGTTATTGGTTTTGGTTTGATGATGGAGATTTTCAAATTTTTAGAAAAACAACTTGTGATCTTTGCGGTAAAAAGATAGAATCAGGTTCAAAGCATAAACAAGTTTGTCCTGTTGTTTCTGGTGCGTTTTATTGTGGTGAAGAATCTGAGCACGTTAGTACTTTTACTTGTCACAATGGAATTGCACATAAGGTTTGTTCTCATATATCTTATCAGTATCAGGTTCCTTGTGGTTATCCTCTTAAGAACTTGGAAACTTGTCAGATTACAATTTGTCAGCTTTGTGGTGAAACTCATGAATCTGCGAAACATGGAGATGGGGATACTGGTGGCTCCGGTGGTTCGGGCGGCTCCGGCGAGGGCGGCTCCGGCGAGGGCGGCGACGGTGGTGGCGATGATACCGATCCTCCTGTTGATCCGCCTCCGGAACCACCAGAGGAAGGAGAAGGCGGCGGCGATGGTGGTGGCGATGGTGAAAGCGGAAACGGTGATTTTAAGGGTGATTCAGTAGGTGAGGGGGAATTTTCAGAAGTAGACAAGGGAAATTTTAATGCTTTTAAGGGTGATGGGCCTGATTTTATAACTGATATTGTTCCTTCAAATGTTGGACAAAGTGCGCCTGTTGTGGTAATTCCCTTTCCTGCTGTCGTCGGCGTATCTCAAAATATCGTTATTGATTTTGGAGCTGAACCGGGAGCAACGATCTTTAGAACGATTCGTGAAATTCTTGCCGGTCTGGTCTACGTTGGGGCTTTCATTATTTTAATAAAGATTCTTCGTAGCTTGGAGTATTGATATATGGCTTCTGTCGGTTCGCTTCTTTCTTCTCTGTGGGACAAGGTAAAGGAAGGATTTGACTTTCTGATACAGTCTTTGGTCGATGGGTTGCAATGGCTCTGTGATATGGCTGTATCTTTAATTACCTCTGGTTATAACTGGGTAAAGGATGATGTTTTTACCCCTGCATATGAATCGATAGTAAAAAATCCTTTTGGGAATGTTACGTTTCTCGATTCTACATATATGTCATGGGTAAATTACTTCTTGCCATTGTCTGAAACTCTGCATATTCTCGTTATTCTGTTGGGTGTGTGGTTGGCTGTGCTGGCCTTAAAAATCATAGTAAAGTTGATCCCGACTGTCTATTGAGGGGAGGGGAATTATATGCTTTATGTGATTACAGGCAAGCAACGTGCCGGGAAATCGTATTTTTCAGTTACGATCATGCAGGACTATTTAAAGTCTAGCAATCGTCCTATCTATACGAATCTTCCTTTACATCCTGATATTATCTGTAAGGGGTTGTTTCGCAGTCCTGCGAAATATTCCCTTGCTTTGCGTCGAATCTTCCTGTTTAAGAAATTTCGCAGCTTCGGAGAAGCAAGAGAGTTTTATAAGAAAAATCCTGACTGGTGCAAACTTCATCAGGTGATTGAAGAAAAGAAGATTTTGCGCTTTTGGCAGGTGACGCAGGCTAACGCTGTGATTGTACTGGATGAGCTTTACCAGTATTTCAGCTCTACAGATTATCGTGATAAATCTGATGATACTGCAGAACGTCGCAGGGAACTGCTGGCTTATACGCGCCAACATGGCCACTATAAAGATGACATGTTTCTGATCAGCCATTCAGAAAGCGATCTTGATGTAAATATTCGTCGTGGCGTTCAATATCTGTATGTAATCAGGAACGCAAAGTATTCCAATATCTTCGAGCGTTTTACTTGGCTGAAAGGTTTGAAATGGCCTGTTCAGTTCTTTATTATTCGAGGTTATGAGCATGGCGATAAGGAGTATTCTGATTCTTGGTCTTTGTTTCCTCGAAAACATGTTTTTCAGTGCTATGATTCATTTAGTCGCGCTGAATCTGTTCCCGGCAAATCCCTGCCTGATGAAAATGCAACGAGTACAGATACAGGCACGAATGTTTTAAAGAATCTTTTGCATTTCGTGAGCTGTTTGTGGCTTCCTCTTGCTTTCGTTTCCTGCATGGTAATAGGTGGTTGTGTTGGATGGAATGAATATTTAAAGTTTGTCAAGGGGCAGAAAGTGGAAATTTCGACCGGGGCAGGGGGGAAGCAGATAAAGAAACTGCCTGAAAAAACTGTTGAGCAGGTTCAACAGGAAAAGCAGCCAGTTTTGTATTATTCGCCTTTGGCCGTTTCTCCTAATCGCTTGGTCTATCCTAATGGTATTGTTTTAAAGATAGGTGATGTCTATGAAGATGAGAAGATTGTTCGCTTTGATCGCAGGTTTGTTTATTTCGTTGGGGGCGGTCGCTGCTCCCTCTCCTCGTTCGTCAGAGTTCCAGCAGCAGGATCAGCAGGAACAGCAGGAACAGCAGCAGGAAAGCAACCCTAAAGATTTCTTTCTATCTTGTCAGGGGGTGCCATTGTGGCAAGTCTGCCAGTCTATCAGCGAATACTATAAAGTTAACGTTGTAGTATTCGATGATCTTAAAGATAAGCCTATTTTTGCTGACGTTTCAGGCTGTGATCTTGCAGATGTTCTTGATTTGATTACTTGGCTTTTGGGGGTTGAGTGGGTAGAAAGGGCAGGGCAGTATTATATAGGTGGCAATCAGTCGAAAATAGAGGTTCTACCGTCTTTGGGGATTGATTCCAAACTTGAGCAGGTTTTTCCTAATGCTGTGAAATTGGTCAATGATAAGATTATCGCACAGGGCACGGAACGCGAATTGAAGAAAATATCTGATGCTTTGACTTCCACACTGGAACGTGATGTAGCTCTTTGTCAGTTGAAAGTGATTGAAGTGGTCTATGATGATCGTTTTCAAGTCGGCTTGGATTGGGAAAAGTCTTTTGAATACGCTGTATCATGGGAAAATATGGTGAAAAACGTGCATCCTGTTACGCATGCGGCCATGTCGCTGGCGGCTTCTGTGCAACTGGATCAGGCTGTAATCTCTACACGGTACGTGATTGATACTCAAGTGGGTATCCTCTCCGGTTCTAAAGTCGAGTTGAATATAGGAGACGAAATAGACCGTCCGATTTACAGCACGTCGGAATATGGGAACCGGGTGCTTTCCGGGTATAACACACAGAAAACCGGGCTTCTGATCGGACTGTCTGCCTATCATGCAGGTTCTGCATGGGTTTTCGATGCTTCTGTAGAGCATTCCAGACCGGTAACGGATCTTCAAAAGACTTTGAGTAAGGTTACCACTCAAGTTAAGATTGAGGATTCACGGCCTTTCCTGTTGGCGAATGTTTCATCTAGTGGAGGAGAAACGAATATTGAGCAAGGTGTTCCGTTTCTCTGCCGGTTGCCTTGGATCGGGTTTCTTTTCGGCGTGTATGACAAGGTACATTTGCAGCGTGATTTCTACGTCTGTATTCAATTGCTGGATCGGAACAGAGTTCCGAAGCCACTGGAGCCGGCTGGCAAGTCTGCGATGTATCAGAGTTTGGATGATGCGCTTGACGAAATCAGGTAA